CATATAGGTGCTTATTTCAAGCACTTATATGTCTTATAAGGTAGTTGATGGATCTCTATCCATCCTAGACGACCATTAAGGCCGATTTATGAATTGCTTGAAAAGCATTTCATTTATCCGTTAATTAATCTGTCTCTTAGCGAGACTGCTTTATTTAATATTTTTCTAAGTATATACGCTTAACTAACGTATTGGTATTGTAAATACTAACCACATTTACAAGTATGAAAGCTTAACTAACTTTCAAACACCCTTTTTGTCTATTAAAATATGTCCAAAACGACGGTTCGATCACTGTAGATCGTAGCCCGTGTCTTGTATATATTATACAAGGACTTAACTAACTAATTCAAGATAATTTTCTTTGATTTAACTATGTAATCTACATAATTCTATGCTCTACGCACCAGCATAGTCTTACAAATGCGCGATGATTCCCCATGTTGTATCGACAATGAAACATGGCTGAGTACTTGGCAGTTACCAGTACCACCTTGGGAACCTCCTTAATTGGAGAGGGCCCGCACCCCAGACGAGGGTGAGTAGTTGGCGTTCAGTGTAGGGCGTGATTATAAATATAGTATAGCTCAGGATTTAATTCCTTGTGAGCGCTTGATATAATTGCGTACCGCATTGGCGACCCAATGATCAGAGAGTTTCTAGTCTGCTCACTAGATAATGACTCAATGACGATCACGATTAAAGTCTAATATGTTTAACATAATTAATGTAAATTTGAAGCAGCTTGCTGCTAGTTTGTTATTTATTTATTCATGTGTACCCAAGACCCAAAGTTGCTTTCCCGTTTACTGAAATACTTCTTTCATACGAGCAATCGTAGAAAGTTGATTCAGTTCGTCGCCCATAAATATCATTTATTGGCCATGAACTTTTCAACTATTGCTACCCAACAAACCCAAATTGTTTCTTCTTCATTAGAGGGGGAACAAGCTTCGAACACCGGAGTAATTTACTCTAATCTTGTTTTGACTCCACAATCCGGAGATATTAAAAGTATCAACCGTAGTAAGTGGATCAAGAACAAAAGATACAGTCCAAAAAAGCCTGTAAAAAATCGTAAACTCAAACCGCAATCTGGAATTGATTTTACAAATCGTCTTGCATCGTTTTTACCAACTTTGCCAGGTATTGATACTAATCGTATTGTTTCCGAAATAGAGAACATTTCAGCGTTATTTATTGCATTATCAGAAACAGCATCTTTAAAACAATTTGCTGCTATTTTATTTTTATATTTAAAAACACATTGTTCAGGAAGCATTTTAACACAAGTTATCGATTATATTAAATCTGAATGTGACGTTGATGTATTGGAATCGCAAGATTCCTTACCATCACCAAAATGGATTAATCTCCTTAAAGATTGTAAAGACAATTGGTCAATTGTTATTAACAATCCTGCTTTTAAAAAAGTTTCTACTTTATTGAGTATGGTTGCCGCTTTAGGTTTATGCGATTTAGCCAAATTAAATTTTGATGTTAACGGCATTAGAATTTTTTCTGTACCAGCTTATAAGAATCATATTACTGCAATTGATTTTGCTGGTGCAGTTTTCGATACTATCTCATATTTTGTTGAAGGTGGATATAAATGTTTTATTGAAAAATCATTAACCCCCTTTATATTTTCTGATGATGCTTCACGAGAATTTGAAACAGATTATTTTCATATTATGGAGCTTGCTCCTTTTATGAAATCAGGAAATCTTCTTAAGAAGAAAAATATGACAGAGAATGATTTCGATTTTATTTTAAGTAAAGCTATTACTTCTGCTACTACTTTATACCATGCTGCTGCTGGCTCATGGGAAAAATCGTTAATTAGTTCGAGAATGATTCAATTAAACAAAATTAACGCGGATTTTATCACTTGTAGAATGGATGGTAAACTTCGTGAAGCACCTTTTGCTATTTATGTAGAAGGAGCATCCGGCGTAGGTAAATCGTCGTTTGCTGCTATCATTATGAGAGTCGTACTCTTAGCAAATGGTTTTGATGCGTCTGATGAACGTATTATGGCCATGAATGAAGCAGATAAATTCATGTCAACATATCGAACATACATTAATGGTATTTTTATTGATGATTTAGGTAACACTCAAGCACAGTTTGTGGAAACATCTCCTGTAGCTAAAGTTATTGAAATTATTAATAATGTACCTGCTTATGCTAATATGGCCGAAGCTGACATGAAAGGAAAAGTATCCATTGAACCACGTTGTGTTGTGGGTACTTCGAATGTGAACATTAATACTATTGCTCGTCAATATTCTAATGAACCATATTCTATTAGTCGTCGCTTTCCTGTACATTGTTTAATCTCTGTAAAGAAAGAATTTCAAATGACCGATGGTCGTTTGGATTCTGCAAAAGTGCACGAAAAATATCCAGAAGGTATTCCTGCTGTTCCTGATTTATGGAACGTTAGAATATCACTTCCTCATTTTGACCCTGAAAATCAAAATGTTCGTTTTATTAAAGAAATGAATATTGAAGAAGCAATCGCTTATATTACAAAGATGTCTCGCAAACATTTTAGTAATCAAGCGGATGTTGTTAATTTCGCGTCAAATTTGGATGAAAAAATGAATTTCTGCAAGAATTGTCATTTACCAGGCGCTATGTGCAAGTGTAAATTGACAGATCAAATGTTTGAAGTTCAGACGCAATATATTTCCGATGTTGTCTCAGAATTAGATATCTATAATTCGAGATGGTTATCGTGGACTAATTATGTTCCTTCACAGTGTTTTGATTCGCCTAAATGGCAAGCGTTTTTGACGTTTTTGAATCGTTACAATTTGTTACATGATGTTCGTCCTACCCGTAATATGTGGACGTGTTCCATGTTTATCGGAATTATTACCATGATGTGGAGTTTGTTTTTAGCTTTATGTTTGATTTTTGGATCAACATTTTTATTTGCCAGAAAACTTTATCTACGCAAGAATGTTTTAATTTCTCGTTTACGAGATGCGAATGGTGCTATGCCGTTAGTTTTTAAACGCATTCGTGATAATCATGTTAAATTTATTGCTGGTACAGGCTCACTATTAGGTGTTTTATATTTAATGGTGAAAGCCTATCGTAGTGCAAAATCACTTTCTACGCAGGGTATCTTAGCTCCCACTTCAATGGCTGATATAGATGCTCGCGATAAGGAACCTGATCAATGGGCAGAGGTTTATATTGAACCATTGCCTGTTACAGATATTGCTTCTCGTTGTACTCACGATCAATTAAAGGCCAATGTTTTTCAGAACTTGTTCTTTATGGAATTGACAGATTCCAAAACTAAACGCTTTGCTAACGCATTTTTTCCTAAGTCTAATTTAGCCATAATTCCGGCTCATATGTGGACGGAGGAAGAAATAACTGCTAAATTCTATCGTCGAGGTGGCGAAACAAATGGAGCTTATTTCAAATCTTGTTTAAGCAAGCGTTTTGCCGTAAAGGTTCCAAATTCTGATTTATATGTTGCATGGGTTTCCAATTCATGTAGCGTTAAGGATTTGAGCCAATATTTTGCTTTGAGTGAATATCGTAAAGTTCCGTTTACAATGATTTACAAGAGCAAAGACGGCGTTCGTCAAGATTTTAAAGCAATGGCCCATCCAGGATTAGTTCGCACTTTAGCAGCTGATTTTCAAGGGTTCAATTATTGCTTGGATGAAGATACATTTGATGGTATGTGTATGGGAACTTTAGTTAGTGATTCCATTCATAAACAAATTATCGGATTTCATCTTGGTGGAAAAGGTAGAAGAGGTGGTGCAGGTGCATTCACCTTAGATATGCTTAATGCTGCTGAAACAACATTAAGAGGTATTGACGGTTTACTCTTGGCTAAGAGTTCCGGTACTGTCATGACTGAACAATATGGTGTTAGCTTTCTTGAAAGCACTGAAGTTCATAGCAAAAGTCCTGTTAGATTTTTACCAAAAGGTAATAATTTGCAAGTCTTTGGCTCTGTAACAGGTCGCACTATTATGCAGTCTACAGTTGTACCTACAAAGATCTCACCTTTTATTACACATGTAACAGGTGTACCACAAAAATGGGGAGAACCACAATTTGGTCCTCAACGTTGGAAACCGTGGCAAACATCTTTACAATATTCCAGTTCACCATCAATTGGAATGAGAGGAGATCTTCTCCAAAAAGCTGTTTTAGATTATAAAACTCCGCTTATTGCGTTGATTAAAGATAATCCTGAGATGGCACAACAAGTGCGTCCGTTAACTCGGATGCAAACTGTTTGTGGAATTGATGGTAGACGTTTTATTGATAAAATGAAACCTAATACTTCAGTTGGGTATCCTTTGGCAGGTCCCAAATCTAGTCATTTGACTTTATTACAACCTACTGATTTCCCAGACTTTGAATGCCCAGCTGAACTTAGTGAACAGTTTTGGGCTACTGCTGATGCTATGGAAGTAGAATATCTTGCTGGAAGGCGATGTTATCCTATTTTCAAAGCTGCATTGAAAGATGAACCAACTCCTTTAGACAAGGATAAAGTTCGTGTTTTTCAGGCAGCACCAATGGCATTGCAGCTTTTAGTTAGAAAGTATTTTCTACCTTTAGCCAGAGTTATCTCCATAGTTCCTCTTATATCAGAGTGTGCTGTTGGAGTTAATACATCTGGTCCTGAATGGAATGAGTTAAGCCTTTTTGTTAAACAACATGGTGCTGATCGCATTCTTGCAGGAGATTATAGTAAATATGATCTAAGGATGTCTAGTCAATTAATTGCTGTGGCGTTTCGTGTCTTTATTGATATGGCACGTGCCACGGGTAATTATACTTCTGATGATATTAGTATCATGGAAGGAATTGCAACTGACATTTATCAGCCAGTTATGGCATATAATGGAGATTATGTGCAACATACTGGTTCAAATCCTTCAGGACAAAATTTAACTGTCTATATTAATTCTATAGTAAATTCTATTTTGTTTAGATGTGCGTATTTTTCTATTTATGAAAAACGCAAAGATTTGCCTCCTTTTCGCGAAGTTTGTGCATTAATTACCTATGGTGATGATGCAAAGAGTTCTGTTAAGGTAGGGTATGATGAATTTAATCATATTGCTGTTGCTGATTTTTTAGCAAAGAATGATATGAAATTCACAATGCCTGATAAAACATCAACTCCTACAAAGTTTATGACTGATGAAGATGCTGATTTGCTTAAGCGTAAGAATGTTCTTAACCCAGAAACGGGTTTGATTTTCGGAGCTTTGGCAGAAGATTCTATCTTCAAAAGTCTTCATTCTGTACTGAAATCAAAATCAGTATCAAATGAAGAACAATGTATGAGTAATATTGATGGTGCTTTGAGAGAATGGTTTGCTCATGGACGTAAAGTTTATGAGATGCGCCGTCTCCAAATGCAAAAAGTAGCTGCATTAGCCGAAATTACTCACGGCTGTGCTGAGTTACAAACTACATATGATGACTGTGTAGATCGCTATTGCGATAAATATTCCATCAAAAGAAAGGTCGCGGCTTAGGTCCGATCTCTTGCTTCCAAGTTCCTATTGGTGTTAAGCTTAAACAGTAAAAATAGGAATATTATATATGGATACCTAGATTCTATAATGTATATATGTTGTATATAGATCTAAGGCTTTGTAATATTATGACGCATACAAAAATGCAAGCTCTATTTAGAGATTATCTTTTGTCAAGAAAACTAACATTTTTGCAAGTAAATGTGATAAGTGTCACTTTACCCAAGAAACAAATTCACTTACTAACTCAATTTATAATAAAATTACAATTGAAAGCTTGCGTAGTAGCAATAACTGCGAAGAGAACGGATGTTCTCGAACTGTACTTTTGGACCCACAGTCCAGTGGTACTTTTAATGTACAAATTAATACAGGTACTAAAGAATCTCAACATGAGAATGTTTCTTTTATCGACCAGAATCCCGCATGGGAATATACGGTTGGTTCAGAACCAGACCCTTCCTTTGGCACAGCTGATAAGTCAGATGCCGATTTGGGAGATTTCTTTAAAAGACCTTTGAAGATTGCGTCATTTGATTGGGCAACCACTAATGGGAATTTTTTCGAAACCATTGACCCTTGGTCATTGTATTTTGAAAATCCTAGGGTTGTTAACCGAATTACTAATTATAATAATTTGCGTTGTAAATTACACGTAAAATTTGTGATTAATGGCAATGGTTTTCATTACGGTCGTTGTATTGCTGCGTACAAGCCTCTACCATCTTATGATCAATTCACGGTTACTCGTGGATTTTTCTCACAAGATGTGATAGGGGCATCTCAAAAACCACATATTTATTTGGATCCTACAACCTCTATGGGAGGGAGTATGATCTTACCGTTCTTTTATTTCAATAATGCTCTGACAATTCCAAAATCAGAGTGGGATGAAATGGGACGTATAGATATAAAAGCAATGCAACAATTAAAGCATGCTAATGGTGCTACAGATGCTGTACGGATAACTGTTTTTGCGTGGACGGAGGATTTAGTTCTTTCTACACCAACTAACAGGGATCCAGCAGCATTGGTACCACAGTGCAGAATTGTAGATTTTGGCAAAATGATACATACTGATTTTACTACTAAAGTATATAACAGTTGTATTTGTTGTAAATCTATGCAAGCTGTGGATACGAAAGCCACTGAAGAAATTCTTTCATCTCAATCAGGTTATTCTGATGAATATGGAGGAAAAGTTTCAGGGCCAGCTACAGCTTTGGCTAATATGGCTGGCGCGCTTACTAAAATACCAGGAATTGGTTTGTATGCGCGTGCTTCGCAATTGGCTCTCTCCGGAGTAGCTAATATAGCATCCCTATTTGGTTACTGCCGACCAGTAGTGGATGCAGCAATTGTACCTTACAAACCCACTTATGTGGGAAATTTGGTTAATTGCAATGTGCCTGATAGTTGTCTTAAATTAACAACAGATATCAAACAAGAAACTACTATAGATCCCAGAACTGTGGGATTATCTGGTGTGGATGAGATGAATATTAAATCTATCATTACACGAGAATCGTACCTAACTTCTTTTAATTGGAATGTTTCTGGTAATACAGGATCAAAATTATTTTCCATTCAAGTAACTCCATATTTATGGGATGTTTTGAATTTAGGTGGTAGTGAAGAGTTGCACATGACCCCAGCGTGTCATGCAGGTTTGCTCTTCAAAAATTGGAGAGGTACTATGAAATATAGATTTCAAGTAGTATCATCTAATTTTCATAAAGGCAGATTACAAATTCAGTATGATCCTTTTGATTCTGAGCAGAATGAATTCAATGTAGCTTATAATAAGATTATTGATATTTCAGAAGAGAAAGATTTTACTGTAGATGTAGGATGGGGTGTTACCTATCCATATGGTAGTGCTGTGAATCCTGGTTCCAGTTCTCTGCCATTTCGTAAAGGAGCAAATAACTTGCCTTATCCTTCCTTTACACCTAACACACAAAACGGCCAATTGTCGGTTTGGATACTGAATGATCTTACAGTACCTAATTCCGCGATTAACAATGACATTGCAATTAATGTTTTTGTGTCGTGTGGTGATGATATGGAATTTGCTAATCCCGTTGATGATTACATTGATAGTTTAGTTTATTTTCCTACACCACTTGCTCCTCAATCTGGTACAGATTTGGCGGCTCCTGATATCGAAGAAACAGGAGAGCCTTCTAAGCCATTGAGTGAAGCAACTATGCCTATTATGGCAGCTAGTATTAATCCAGCAGATGGATTGAATTCTATCTGTTTTGGTGAAAAGATTACTTCCGTTCGAGCTTTGCTCAAACGGTATTCTGCAACAACTTTGTATGGAGTACCCGCTAGTGGTCTCATTGAAGTTGCTTATAGAAGATTAAGTATGAATTTTCCCTTATATAGAGGTTACGCTCCGAATGGTATTCATTCAGCAGGAGGAACTCCCTATAATTATTACAAGAGTTCTGTGCTTAATCACATGACTCCATGCTATGAAGGTTGGCGAGGTGGAATAAGGAAGAAGACT